CAAGCGTTCAACGCTGTTACGTTCCTGACCGACCACGTTATTGGTCGTACTCAAGAGGGTCGTTTGACATCTGCTTGGTACGGTCCTAATAAGGCACTCAAAGTGAAAGCTCTTGAGACTGCTGTTGAGATGGCTGAAGCAGCTTAAATGGTAAAACTGGGTAATAATCAGTCGTATTCAATGATTTTACCCAGTTGATATCTGATATCATTGTAATATATAATATCTGATGTGCGCGTTGCACATTATAACTAGGAGAATGAAATGGCTTGGACTACACCTTCAGCAACAGATCTGCGTTTTGGTTTTGAAATCACAATGTACATCGCTAATCGCTAAATAAGTACCGCACACTATTGATCTAGAAGTAGCAAAGGCAACGACGAGACTAAGATACCGCCAGTCGGTTACGCAGGGGTGGATCCTGCATAGTGTGCAATATCATCAATTCAGCAGGACTATATAGATATTTAACCTTAGGGGTATAAATGAAATATCTAGCTACAAACATTAAAGTCATTGTATTCACAGCTTTATCAGTTTGGCTGTTGATGTCAGTAGCTAATGCTGAGGATGATGATAGACCAAAGAATGTTCCACGCGGTGGTGGCAAGGTAGCATTTACGCAGTATTGCACAACTTGCCATATGCCGGATGGGCGTGGAGGACAAAACGAAGGTGGTTACGGTGCAGACCTGCGTAAAACGCTGCTTGATGCAAATATGGTAGCACACGTAATAACCAATGGACGTGCAGGTCGTGGTATGCCGGCATTCAAAGGACTGATTGATGAAGAAAATATACGATTGTTAGCAGATTTTATTAAAACTGACGCACCTCAGGGGCTAAAGTTAAAGTAACTAATTTTTGAATTGTTAATATGGAGGGCACAATGCTCTCTCTATTCTTTTGATATAAATGACAAATACATTTCCACTAAAAATTCTAACCACTGTTATTGTAAACCACATTCTATTTTTAGTTGGGATGTGGTACGTTTTTAGCAGTGGAGACATCGTGTGGATAATGTATAGTGTGATAGCGTGGACAGTTATTACTTTATCTGGTATAATTGTCAATCATAGATTTTTATCACACCGTAGCTTCAAGATGTCAAAATTTTGGGAGTATACACTCAGTACGCTGGCTGTTTACATTACATATGGAAGTTCCTTGAGGTGGGTGAGTATGCATCGGATGCATCATGCTAACGCTGATAAGGTGTTAGATCCGTACAGCCCTTACATAAATCGTGAATCTCCAAGTACAAGAAAGTTCAGCAACTGGCAAGCAACTAAAGTGTGGTTTGGTTTTTGGGATGTACCAGCTATTCCCAGGCAGTACGCAGCAGATATAATGAGAGATCCTTATCATGTTTTTTTACACCGGCATTATTTTAAGGTACTGCTTGCTCCCCTGATACTGATGCTTTTTATTAACCCATTGCTTGTGGTATTCCTCTACAGCATCCCAGCTGTGCTTCACACTCACGTTTGTAGTACTATTCTAGTTGTCACGCATAAATGGGGATATAGGAACCACAACACATCTGATGAGTCAACAAATAGCTGGTGGTCAGCATTACTCACATTTGGTGAGGGATGGCATAACAACCACCATGCAAATCCAGGAAACTGGACTACCCAATATAGGTGGTGGGAGATAGATCCAGCTGGATGGTTTATTAAAATAATCAAGAAATAAGGTTTGGTAAGTAAAGAATTGTTGTAATTCCTTCAAAGTGAAGGCATTCTGGACTCGGGTTCGACCCCCGACATCTCCACTGAGGGTATTTGTAATAGTACCTTGAGTGGGGATGAATTTGGTTTCGACAGGGTGAGATAGTAGAGAAGGCAACACGGTAGGCGATGACCGTTAATCAAGCAAAAAAAGTAACCGCAAATGACAGCGAGTACGCTCTAGCAGCTTAAGCTCTAGATGGGGTTGGTTACCTTATAACTCAATAACCAGTAGGCAGCTTCGGCTGCCTATTTTTTATTACTACTGGGAGAGTGCATGTTAGAATGCTTAATTATTGGTGACAGTATTGGAGTTGGAGTTAGTCAGGTACGCAAAGAGTGTTCTGCTATTGTGAAAAGTGGAATCAACTCTAGTACTTGGAAAAATACCAACCTCAATAAACTGCAACCTGCTAAAGTTCTTATCATCAGCCTTGGTGCTAACGATCTAAGGGGTCATGATACTGAAGGTAATGTGAGAGAAATACGCAAAGCTGCTAAAGCAGATAAGGTATACTGGATTCTTCCAAACGAGAATCTCAAACCTAGAGCTGTTAGTGATGTAACTAAAGTTGCTAATGAGTTTGGTGACGTTATCATTGAAAGACCTAAGACAGATATGAGTGCAGATAACGTACATCCTACCGGTACAGGGTACAGAAAACTAGCAGAAAAAACCAAGTAACTGTTGTCTGTTACAATGAGATAGTATAAGATACGGTGGATTATCTAAATATCCACCGTTTTTTTTATTATAAATAATTTTATCTACAATAGGATCCATTGGTCCAATACAGCATGAGCAGTACTTGATAGGAATGACATCGTGACTATTAACAATCTAGTAACTGAGAGTAGCACCTCTGTACCGCAACAAAATTCCATAATTAATAAAGAGGAAGTTAACATGAAAAAGATAGTGTTAATCACACTTCTTGGCCTATGTTCACTTGTATTTGCAAGCAATCAGCTTGATGAGGTAGTTAACTACCAACCGGACGCTCAAGAGCAACTGGTTTCTGTACCTGAAAAGCAAATAGAGTGTTTAGCTAAGAATATGTACTTCGAATCAAGGAACGAACCAGATGCTGGCATTAGAGCAGTGGGATTCGTTACGATGAATCGGGTTCAAGATCCACAGTTTCCAAAATCAATCTGTGAAGTAGTTTACCAGCGCACAGGACCTGTATGTCAGTTTTCCTGGGTGTGCATCTATGGTAGGAACCCACAAATCAATAATCTAGTTCTGTTTGAACGGATAAAGAAGATGGCACGTGAAATTGCTACTGCCCACCCTGAAAACAGGATCTATGATCCAAGTAAAGGATCTTTATTCTTTCATGCAGCCTACATTAGTCCAGGTTGGAAACTGAACAAAAAAGTTCGTATTGGCCAACATATATTCTATTCTAGGAAGAAGCATGATTCAAGATCTTAATTTTGTTAGTATTGTTGAGTTCTCTAAAGAGATTGAAGATCTTGTAAAACATAAGAAAATGGAGTATATTGATGCAGTAGTATACTTTTGTGAGAAGAATGGTGTTGATATTGAAACCGCAGCCTCGTTAATTAAGAACAATGCAAAGTTGAAAGCATTGATCCAAGACGAGGCTGAACATCTTAACTATTTGCCAAAAACACACAAACTGCCTTTATGAGTGATTATGATGCGTACAAAATATATTGTGCCCTGAAAAGACACTTTAATTCAGAATCGTATGATTATTTTAAGTACCAAGGTAAAGTTCGCACAACACACAAAGCATTTGAAAAGAGGAACGACAAGTATTTCTTTGCAAAGTTAGCAAAGCACAAAGACATAGAAGGATTCCTCGTTGCAAACCTTGCATACGGGGATCTTTGGGTGGGTGACCTTGTTAACGAGCAGGCAGCAGAGAAACAGTATAGGGAGTGGTTGAAACGCAAGCAATCGCTGTCATACGTGTTCAAAAACGATCTAGATAGCATTGGATCAATGAAGGAAGAGATGCGGGTTGTTGAAGGTCAGCATCCTAAGTTGTTTAGAAAGTATTTGTCAAAAGAGATCTGCATTGAAACTCTGATCATAATGAACGGTCTTTGGAAAGGCATGATGTGCATGTACTGGAACGAAATGCTGAAAGATCCAGTGTGGAGGAATGAATACAATAAATTATTGAAATTTTCTCCATTTGTTCAGTATGAGGAAGATAAATACATGAGTATGTTGACTGAACACGAAAAGCAATGTACAATTACATCATTAGTCTGTGGATAAACTAATACACATAACACGTTTTATATAAGGAAAATACGATGTCAAATTTCTCAAGTCTCAAGAAGTCTTCCAAGTCGTCATTCGACAAAATTACCCAACAAGTATCCAAGCTAGCCAACCCTGAGGGTGCAAGTGGCCGCGAAGCCGATAATCGCTTCTGGCAACCAGAAGTGGATAAGTCTGGTAATGGATATGCTGTTATTCGTTTCTTACCAGCTCCTGATGGTGAGGACGTTCCGTTTGTTCGTGTATTCAATCACGGTTTCAAAGGACCTAACGGTCAATGGTATATTGAGAACTCTCTTACTACGATTGGCAAAGCTGATCCAGTATCTGAGTACAATAGCCAGCTTTGGGCTACTGGTATCGAAGCAAACAAGACTCAAGTACGCAATCAAAAGCGTAAACTGAACTTTATCTCAAACATCTATATTGTAAGTGATAAAGCACATCCAGAAAACGAAGGTAAAGTATTCTTGTTCAAGTATGGCAAGAAGATTTTCGATAAGCTAAATGCTGCTATGAACCCTGAGTTTGAAGATGAAGCTCCAATCAACCCATTTGATCTTTGGACTGGTGCTAACTTCAAGCTGAAGATTCGTAATGTTGAAGGGTATCGCAATTACGATAAGTCAGAGTTTGAAGAGAAGGCTCCTTTGCTGGATGACGATCTTCTCTTC